AAGTTTTTTTGCTTTCTGCATCAAATTTATAAAATAGATCTACTTTGTCTTGGTTTGCGCCTTTGCGCACAACCAGTATCATATAGTCAACGCTAGCTTCTTCGTCAAGTTTTTCTATTAAATCGTAAGCAAAGTCCATGCTCGGCATAATATCGTATTATACCGCTAAATTCTATCCATTTCTAATTTAAGTTTCTTCCAGACGCCAAGATTTAAGTATAAATCATTCAGTGCGTCGTGCAATTTGCTAGCGTCATGCTCTATACTGTAGTATTTTCCAAGCTCTCCTAGGCTTGTCCTTGTCCCTTTCTTCCGGTAATTCAGCATTTTATACTGATATTGAAAGAATGCGCTTTCTTGCTCTTTAAAGTAATGACCCGACTTTAAGCCTCTCGCTATAGACAGGGTATCTATCGACTTCTCGAAAAAGTGATTGTATGGCTTGTTGTGTATTTTGCACCAGCCTCTCATTAGGTACATGTCAAAGCCTAAAATATTATGCCCAACAATATAGTCGCAGGAGTCCAGCCAGTTATAAACGTCATCGAAAACTTCAGATTCGTGTTTTGCTGTTTTGTCAAATTTTTTCTGACTAAAGTTCGTGATCTTTTTTGCTTCTTCGGAAATAGACAGATCGCAATCCCATTTTATCATTTCGTCGAAGGAGTCTACCGTCTGACCTTTCTTAACTTTTAACATAGCGACCTGCCAAGGGCGGTTGCTGAAGAAGTTCAGGTTTACGTTAAAGGTTTCAAAATCAATAAAAACTAAATTTGCATTTTTATCCATTCACTACCTCCTTCCAACTTTCAAAGCTAAAATTGTCAGAGCACATGTGGTCAAAGTTGGGTTTACTTAAAGTCTTTTTCGCTCGTCCCGGATTGGAGTCAGAAATACATCTAAAGGTCATATAGTGCGGAAAGTCTGATCTGTTTTTATAATATATACTTTTTGTCTTTTGAATGTAATACTTGTCGCCGCAGTAGCTTTCTACGTCACTCTTTAAGGCTTTGTCGAAAGGCAGGTCGTTGTCCTCTATGAAAAACGTAGGAGATATTTGAGAAAAGTCTGGAACAAAATTACCTAAGTCAAACTTATTGCGATGAATAAAAGAGTCGTAAAACGGAATTATTAAACTTAAGGATGAATCATCCCAGTATTTATGCAAGGTTTCAAAGTCTATTCTAGGGATATAATAAAAGCCATCTGTAGAAGCCTCTGTATATATTTTAAGTAAAAGCTCGTACCCTGTTTTGTTTTTACAAAATATAATACATTTGGATTCGTCTTTTAATTTATCCTTATCTTTGTCGTTCATATCCCGACACAAGGTGACTCTCAAGCCAAATCTCATGTCGAGATTGTTGCTTACAGAATTATAGTACCCTTCGAGGAAACCTGTCATTCCGTCTTCGATTAAATAAAAAGTTTTTAGCTTATTATCTAAACAAATATCTATTACAGAATCCGGCCCCGTAGCGTCAGAAGACCCAGCGTCGGCCAGAGTAAGTATGGATTTACCAATACTATAGTGAGATTTAAAAAGTGGCAATACCTCGTGCATTACGAAGTGATTGTAGTTGAGTTCTGCTTACGTGTCAAGAAAAAATATCAAGTATTTCTCCTTTTCCTTGGTGCCTCGGGCAACCTTCGTAAGTTCTCTTTTCGATTTTAAAGCCTTTTTCAAGGAGTTTTTCCAGCTCTTCTTCTTTGAGGCTCGAAGAAATCTGTTCATTTTTATCGTTTAAGAGTACGAAATAGTCATAAGCGTCAATGTAGGGACATCTCCATTTTCCTATTTTACAAAGCCAAGCGTCTTTCTTTTTGTCGGCGGCATAATTCGCCTTAGCGTCTTCTTCGGTGAAGTTATTTATCGCGGTGAACGCGTGACCTAGGTAGTGCTCGAATCCTTTAAGCTGTTCTTCTGTAAATTCAAGCTGTTGAACGGGGCTTCTGGGGAATCTTAAAAATAAAAACTCTGCGGTCGGTTTGAACTTGGGCCAGTGCTTCTTAGCGGCCAAAGTGTAGGTCATGGCCTGAACGTTTGAATGAAGTTCTTCGCCTCTGAATTTATATTTGCTACTTTTATAATCTACAATTTTTATTTTTTTGCCGCGCTTATAAACTATTGGCTTATCTATGAAGCCTCTTATTTTATATTTCGGGTCATCATTTTCGAGTAAAAATTCAAATTCTGGATTATCAACTTTTCCTCCCCATCCAAAGAAGTCATACTTTAATCCGACCATTATCATGTCCCTGACCAAGTTGACGTTTTCGTCGTTAGTCATCGGCAAATCTGAAGACTTCTCCATAGCCGTTAAGTGTTTCATTACCAACCTAACTACCGCAGGGCTTCCGTCGATGGTTCCCTCTTCTGTAATTCTATCGAAGTGTTTTTTATGCCTTGGTTTAACGAGCATCTCGAACACTAGATGGCATACAGTTCCTCTTTGAGCCCCTTCATTCTGCTTCTGAGGGAGTTTTAGGATGTAGTTGCACCAGTAAGTCCACCCGCAGGTTTCTAGGGTTTTAAGGCGAGAAGCCGAGAGGATTTTTTCTATTTGTTTTGCCATTCTAAAATTTCTTTTTTATCCATACAACCGAAGTCGTTTTTTACAGGAAGCTTTATTTGGACAGTTTCTTCGTCAAAATGTTTTGTTAAAATTTTATACATCGCCTCAGAAGCTTGGTTTCCCGCTCCTTCTTTTCCTCCATCATTATTTAGGGCTATTATAATCCTTTTTGGGTTAAGTTTCAAAATTGTAGATAGTAATCGAGAACCAATCTTAACTCCGTGCGTGACAGTACAGTTTTTAATACCGGCCTCCCACAAGGAAAGCATATCTCCAATGCTTTCTACTATGATTATTTCCTCTGATTGTTTTATGATTTTATAATTTATCTGAAGCGGGTATGCCCATTTAGAGGTTGAGCCTTGATGAAGCCATTTTATAGGGTTTTTTCCGCTTACGTCTCTTCCGGTTACTCCAAGCAGCTTGCCTCTGCTGTTAAAAATAGGAAAAAGATATCTTTGGTAGAACGTGCCTCTAGTGGCTACTCCACCTTGGAAAAGCTCAAGGGTTTCTATGCTTACGCCTCTTTTATTCCAGTAGGAATGATCTTGAACTAGATTGAGTAAAAGCTCTTTAGGTAAAAATTTATCGCATTCCAGTCTGGTTTGTTTCTTCTTAGGCTTGACGAAATCATAATTTTTATAAATGTAAGACTTTGCCTGATCTAAAGTTTGCACTCCTAGAGTTAGCCTAACTAGCTCCTCGAATGGCCCCGCTTTACAAGCTTTGAAGTCGGTAAACCATCCAGTGTCTTTGTAGACTCTTAGAACAGAGCTACTGCTTGAGTCTCTGTACAAGGGGTTCATTCTGAACTCCCGACCATTATCGTGAACGACGTATCCTAAATCGTCTAAAATATCTCTTATGTCATTCATAGGTTAGTATCGCCGTCCCCAGCTACTCTTTGCTCGGCGATATCGAAACGTTGCCTAACTTGGTCGACGATATTTTGGAGAGACCCTCTGCTTTCAACTGAAAAGTTGGAGACTTCAAAATTTAAATAGTTATAAGACCATTCTTCCCTGTGGACTTCAGCGCCGTTATTCTCTTCTATAATAGGTCTGCGGATTAAATCTTGGTGACCGGCTGCGTCCTTTCCTTGGAATCTTGTTTTTATAGGAAGAAGTTTGTGAGTACCGTAGTCCTGTCCGTCTACTGCTATTTCGTCAAGGGTCTTACGCCGAAATATTCCAACAAAGCTGGCAAACCATTGAAGCCTATCAGAAAGAGAAATCGCAGAGCTGTCGTCAGTTAAGTTTCTACTATTTCTGTTATGACTTTCTCCTGACCTATTCATTTGCATAGCGGTAATGATTGGCGCGGAAAGTTCTTCTGATATTCTTTTAAGTTTATCTATTTTTTCGCCTATAGCTTGATGTTCTGCCCAGTTCTTATCTACTTTTTCGCCGGTAAGTTTTACATAATCGTAAGCAATGAGACATTTGTTTCCGCGCCCGACATGTTTCATGTGCCAGCGACGAATTATTGCGCAGACCTCATCTACAGTTTTGTTTTTTACATGATAGTGGAAATATTTACTGTCGTTAAATTTAGATTCAAAGTTCTCTTGGTAGTCTCTGAATTTTTTATACATTTCTTCGTTCTTCCTCCAGTTGCCTGTTTCTAAATACCAGTGAGGAATTCCTGTTTCAGCCGCCGCCATTCTAAATTTTATTTCTTTAGTAGACATCTCTGTATCGAGAACCAAAGCGGGAACCTTGTTTATAACGGAAGTCTTTAGGCAAATATCATTTATGAAAGTAGTTTTCCCTTGCGCGGGACGAGAAACTATAGCGTATATATTTGCGTCCCTGAGCCCTCCAAAGAGTCTATTGAATTCTGGATAGGGAGTTACTAGCCCCGTGTCGTCAGAAGGGTTCTTCCCCGCTTCTTCTACGTCGTCCAGTAAGCTTTCAAATACGTTTTCAGGGTTATCATCTAATTCATAAGAAAGGATTTTTTGAGAATAAATAGAATCAGATTTTGCTATAATATCATCGGCGGAATCTTCTCTGGAGTTTTTTACATAGTCCTGAATATCGCTTGCTGTTTCATCTATTTCCCTTCTGATGCGATATTTTATTAGTTCTCTGGAATACTCCGGAATCGCTTTTGGCTTTGGCGCGGAAAGCTCTATCGCTTCCAAATAATCGTATATGCCTACCTCGTCTTTTGCTGTGATTCCTAGGCTTAATATCTTATTAGATACGAGTACCCTGTCTACAGTTTCCCCTGCGATGTGACTATTTCTGATTACAGAAAAAATAGACTGATGAACTTCGTTGTAGAAGTCAGCTAAAGTAAGATAGCTATCTACTTCAGATAAAACATCTGGGTGTTTGAGAAGTCCGCCAAGAACGTACTTCTCAATTTGAATAGAATATAAAGACATTTACTATCTATAGAATCTGTCTACTTCGAAAAAGTAGTCGAATAGATTGGAGGGGGCTTTTAGCCCTCCTATTGCGGTGTAAACCGCCAAGCCTTCTTTTGCTCCTGCGTAAATACCACGATGAACCATAGAATCAGAACCCATTATCCGGCTAAGTTGCTCAAATCCGTGTTCTAGGTTTGCCTGAGGTATATTGTCGAGGGAATTTTTATCCCCTATAATAACACAAGCCGCAATATTACCTGTTGAAGCGTCTATTCCGGCGAGAATATTTTTTCTTAAGTTATCTCTAATAGCGTGAGAAATCCCAGTATCAGAAAAGTCTTTAATTGGGGTTGCGCCAAACATTATTATCCCAGAAGAAAAGATCGTGTCCAAATCAGCCTTATCAAAAGTTGTATAGGCAGATTCTTTAGCTGAGATTTTATTAAACAGGTGAAAAATCGAACAGATACTGTTGTTTGCGGTGGCCCAGAACTGATTGACCGAGAGCCTTGGGTAAAGCTGCTTGATTTTTTCGTTATCTAAAATAACCAAAGGAGACACGACTCCTGCTTTCTGAAGGTCTACTACTTTACTGACAGTTTTCTTGGAGTTGTCTTGGACTTTGATCCCTTCTGCTCTTGTCGGAAGAGCTAGTACACATCCAACTTTGGCGTCTGTGTCTTTTGTCTCTTTGCCAAGAGACTGGTTGAGGTCGTGGCAAATCTCTATGACTTTCGCTACTCCTCCTGCTCCGGTTCCTCCGCCAGCCCCCGCGCAAACCAATACTCTTTCAAATCCGGATCCAAAAGTCTTTTTGAGGAAATCAAGAATATCCTCATACTTCGTGCGGAATACTTCATCTGCCACTTCAGGGTTTTTGCCCGCTCCTCCTTCTCCTATTAAAAGTTTGTTTTCTTCGGGTACTTTAATAAGGGATAAATCTTGCTGGGCGGTGTTTATAACGCCGACCCTTCTGTACCCTAGGTTCCAAAATGACTCTGCTAGTCGCGAGCCTCCTTGTCCAACTCCAACAATAGCGAAATTGAAAGCGGCATCTTCAAAAACATCCTTGACTCCTTCTTCAAGAGGTTCGTCGTCGGGAAGTGGAATGTCTGGAAGATCTATTCCCAAATCAGTTACTTCGGTTGGCTCTATGCCGAGAGACTCTTTTCTTTCCTCGGGAGCTGCATCGCTTACGGGAACTGGGGCTTCTGCCGCTGGTTCCGGAGCTTCTCCTGCGGTTAGCGATGGGGGCGCGTTAAAGCCCGGAAGCTCTGTGCTCTTTTTTTCGTTTGGATAATAATCCGATATATTTGTGTCACTCATCTTCGTAATCTTCCTCGTCGTTTCCTTCTATTCTACTTGCAATGTTTTTTAAAAAACTTTCTCTTGAGATTTCCTCCATTGCCTCTGACCAGTTTTTGATAAAATACTGTAAAGACATTGCATTTAAATCGTCATCTATTTGAGAGTGAACCTGCGGTTTAGCTGATCCGTCGAAGCTAAACAGCACGTAGCCACCGTACGACATCTCGCTGAGGTTGTCGAGTAGGTTCTGAGGCATTGTACCGTACTGTATTTTGTTGCTCATTGCGATATATTACACTTATATTAAATTTCTATTCCGAATCCTTCTAGAATATAGGATTTTGTAAGATTTGGGATGTCGTCCTTATCTATTTCTAGAACCTTGAATTCGTTTAATTCTAACCAGCTTATTTTCTTCATATCTCTTTT